CGCACTCAGGCGCTGCTGCTCAATGAGGGGGTGCTGATCGCATGAATTCGCCCGCCATTCGCCCGTTCAGGGCCAAGCCGACTCGCGCCAAGCCCGTCGACCGGGAAGGGCAGGAGCAGGCCGCGCTGATGCAGGAGCTGCAACTGCGCTACCCGCAGGCCTACAAGCTGATCTACCACGTCCCGAACGGCGGGCACCGGGTCAAGGCTGTGGCCGCCAAGCTGAAGGAGCAGGGCGTGAAGGCCGGTGTGCCTGACCTGGTGCTGCCCATGGCGCGCGGTGGCTATTTCGGCCTGTACATCGAGTTTAAGGCCATGCCGCCCTATGACGCGCCGGTATCCCCGAGCCAGGACGCCTACTTGCAGGCGCTCGCCGATCAGGGCTACCTGGCCATCGTGTGCCGGGGCAACATCGACACCGTCGAGGCCATTCGCGCCTACCTGTTGCTGCCTGCCACGGTGGCCGCATGAGCGCGACCCGCGAAGTGAAGTTGAGCGAGGCCGAAGTGCGCCGGCAGGCTGCCGACAATTCAGTACGCGACCTGCGCGACCCGCGTCACCCCGGCCTGTATCTGCGGTTCTGGAGCAACCGCGAGCGTGGCACCTGGCACCTGGTGCGCGGCAAGAAGTGGGTGCCGGTCGCCCGTTGGCCTGACCTGAACGTGGCGGCGGTGATTGCCGAGCTGCCTGCGCTGCGTCAGCGCCTGCTGCGCGACCCAGCCACTGCCCCGGTGGTCTCTGGCATGGCTACTGTGGGTCAGCTGCTGGACTGGTACGGCGATCGGATGGCGCGTGACCGCTCGCTGTCGGCCAAGCGCAAGGCCGGCGCCAAGTCCGCCATTACCCAGCACCTCAAGCCGCGCCTGGATGACCTGGCCCTGGCTGACGTGACTGCCGATGCGTTGGACAAGCACCTGATGTGGCCGTGCCAGGCCGAGGTGTCGCTGTCCTACCTGCGGCAGATGTTCGCGCTGCTGCTGACCGCCTTCCGCCAGGCCCTGCAGCTGGGGTTGATCGACCGAAACCCCATGGCCGGGATGCGCTTCAACGACTTCACCAAGGCCAAGATCCTGCCCAAGGCAGCCCGCCTGCGTGACGTGCAGTTGCCGGAGCTGATGCAGCAGCTTGCCCAAGCATTCCAGCAGGAGCCGGGTGACGCCATGCTGGCCCTGATGATGCTGGCCCACGGCACACGGATCGGTGAGACCCGTATGGCCCGCTGGAACGAGATCTCGCTGGCGGCTGCCGAGTGGTTCATACCCGCTGCCAACGCCAAGACACGCACCGAACACCGCTTGCCACTGACCGCCCAGGTGCAGGCGCTGCTGACCCGGTACCGGGCCATCCAGCAGGCCGAGGGCTACGAAGGTGTGTACCTGTTCCCGAATCGCCGGGGCCTGTGCCTGAGCGAGACGCAGGCCAGCAACGTGTTCAAGCGCCTGGGGCAGGGTGAGTGGACCAGTCACGACCTGCGCAAGGTGTCCCGCAGCACCTGGACCGACCTCGGCATCGACGGCCACATCGGCGAGATGCTGCTGAACCACAAGCTGGGCAAGATCGCCAGCACCTACATCCACACCCAGGCCATGCAGCAGCGCCGCGTCGCGCTGGAGAAGTGGCACGCCTGGCTTGATCGGATCGGCTTTGCCGCCATCCACGGCCTTACCAAGGCCTTATTTGAAATTTCGCAGAATTCGCCCGAGGCCACAGCAGCCGTGGCGCCGAACGACCTTACCGCATTTGTAATTAGCGAGGATTCGAAATGAGCATTGCTGAATTCGCGTACCAGGCCGCGGGCCTGCTCTTGGCCTACTACATCGGATGGGTTCGCGCTCATTACACGGTCGCTACCGAGTGCGAGCGCCTGGGCGGCTTTTATGTGGGAAGCAAGACGTTCCGCTGCGAGAAAGTCGAGGATTCGAAGGCATGAAGAAGAGCCACGGCCCAGCCTTCAAGAAGGCCGTGATCGAGCTCGAGAAGTGCCCTTTGTGCCGTGGGAGAGCGGTCACAAAGAGCATGTTCTACGAGATGCCCTGCGGTCACTGCAACGGCTCCGGTTGGGTAGAGGCTGCAACTGGCAAGGCTCTGGCCCTAGATGAACTGGTGACCCAGCTCAGCCTGAAGCTTCAGGCCGCGACACGGCAGATCGAGCAGTTGAAGAACCCTCAGGCATCCGGGCCTGAGGCGACATATCAGGGAAGCAACCAGCGCGGCGCTGGCGGCACCAACTACACCGGGGATTGAGGGGGAAGAACCATGAAAGTAATCAGCGCTCGACAAGCTTGGCACGACGCAATGCACGAAGATCGCCCGTCGGCTCTGGCCGTCGCAGCGGAAATTGCAGCCCTTGGCAAGAAGGGCGGCCCAGGAGAGAGAAAGGTGATGGTGATGTTGGAAAACCATGAAGGCAAAGAGGTGGCCAAGGTCTACGAAATCCGCACGGAGGGTGTGCACGAAACTCGATCTGGGCGCCGCCTTACTGATGCACGCTGTGCACACATGCTGGCCGCCGGCATGGTGCTGGTAGCGATCGATACGCTACCCAAGTCCCTGCGCACCTTCGGCAATTTCATGTATTCGCCGATCAGCAATGCCAATGATTTGAGTATTGCTCATGGCCTGGCGTGGCTTGGTAGTGGGCTGGATGATCTCTCAGGGCGCAAGAAGGAGCGCGCTTATTGGATGGCCATGGCAGCCCTGCAATCGCACAAGCAGATGGTTCATGGCCGAGAAGGGTGGGGGCCGGGAGCAGTGTGCATCTTTGTGGAGGAGCGCACCGGCGTGAAAATGGACCCCAGCCATTGGGCTCGTGATTGGGCAGATGTTTGGGAAAAGTTGGGCTCTCATATCGACAAGCTGGACCGGCAGGCGCTGCGGCCCGTCGCTCAGGTTGTAGACCGCATGAGAGAGCGCGAAAAAGCCGCTTGACTATTTGGCGAGTGTTTTGGCACTATTTCACCATCGTGATAATTTCGCCTATGGCGAAAACATAAAGAAACCCGGCCCCCAAAACCGGGTTTTTTTATTGCCTGAAGAAGGCCTCAAGACTGCCACAGCTTGCGGCTTCGCTTTTTTCAGAATTTTTCAAAACACGCGGAACGATTTGATGGCACTCTGATTCTGATAGCTTGCTAAGAAAAACCTATCAGGATTCCGTGATCATGAAAAAAATCATCGCTGCTGCGGTGTTCTCCCTCCTGGCAACCGGCGCACAGGCCGCTAATCTGTCCGGTGCGATCGGTGCGACAAGCCAGGGAGGTTTGACCGCTCGTGCTGCCGTAGGGTTTGACTGGGAAAAGAGCTGGTTTGAAACCAGCACCGGCCGCCTAACCGGTTATTGGGACGCTGGCTACACCTATTGGGAAGCTGGAGACGCTTCCGGTGGGGCCCATTCGCTGTCTTTCTCCCCTGTGTTCGTTTACGAATTTGGCAACGGCAACGTTAAGCCCTTCATCGAAGCCGGTATCGGTGTGGCGGTGTTCTCAGGCACTTCCGCGGGCGACCAGAATTTTGGTTCGTCTTTCAACTTCGAAGACCGCATTGGCGCAGGCCTGAAGATCGGCGACACGCAGAAGGTTGGTATCCGAGCAATGCATTACTCCAACGCTGGTATCAAGCAGCCGAACGACGGCATCGAATCGTACTCGCTCTTCTACAGCCACCAGATTTAACCTTTTTTTGCATAGCTCCCCTTGCCCGCCTTGTGCGGGCTTTTTCTTTTCTGGAGATCTTGGATGGACCCGACCGACCTCGGCCCAGGCACAGCCACCTGGCTGGGCGGAACGGGCACCGTCTTACTGGGCGGCTTTTTATGGCTGCGCAAGTTTCTCTCGAAGGATGCCGCCGACCGCGCCATGGACAACGCCGATATCGGCACCGTCCGCCGACTGAACGAACTACTTGATTCCGAGCGCGAGGCCCGCAAACTTGCAGAGGCCCGTGCCGACCAATTCGCCAAGGAGCGAAATGAACTCGCCGCCGCGGTTGGCCGGATGGAGGGAAAGATCGAAGCGCTCACCGGGCAGGTATCCCAGCTCACCGACAAGGTGACGAGCCAGAGCGCCGAGATCGCCCGGCTACGTGCTCAGCTTGGAGGTGATGCGTGATGGACAGATGCGCGCTTGAATTTATCGCTCGCCGCTGGTGGCGCCGAGCGGAGATCTGGATCATCGCCCTAGTGCTGATCGCCGGCGGAGCGGTATTGGGTTGGCAGTCGGCCTATTGGGCCATGACCAGCGCCCAGGCCAACCAGGTAAAGCAAATCCGAGATGCATATGACGCCGCGATGGCTGAGCGCGACAAGCGATTGTCCGAATTGACACTCAAAGCCGAGAGCGCTGCGACCAAGGCATCCAAGGCGGCAACCACCGCGAACCAGGCGGCAGACAAGGCTGACGAAGCTTTGAGTCGAACCCAATCGGAGGCTTGGCCATGATCCAGTTGACCGGCATCAACCGCAACGCCATTTACTTGGCCCCGGCCTCTATCGCTTCGGTTACCGAAGCAGGGGCCAGCAGCCAGTGGCACGGCATCTGCGCAATCGTCCGTACGTTTGACGGCTAAGTGCTGGAGGTTCGTGAGCGCGCTGTCGATATCGCTAGCCAAATCGGCATGCGTCGAGAGGCGTGATGCCGCGCCACAAAATCTACATGCGCCGCTTCGTGGCGCGAGGAGCTTGTATGCCTGCGCCGTCCACATTCCACCGTCCAGCCGACGGTCGCGGCAACCGCATTGTGTTCGTGAATGGCAACCAGATCGGCAACGTGCTCTGGTGCGATACCGCTGCCGGGGTATGCGTCTACGCACCTCACCCCGTGAAAGCAAAGCGACCGGAGCGTGAGCTGATCTACACCCGCCGACTGCGCGGCGCTGTCACCGTCGAGCCAGCTTGGCAATGAAGCGCCCGCCGTACACGCCCTGCAAACTGTACGTGGACGGGGCCGAAGGCATCGCGGTCGGTGACTTCATCATTACTGCTGCCGGTTCGGCGTATCTGGTGCAGACGCTTCGGGCCAGCCGAACCCGCCCCGAGCGCAAGCACATGAACTGCCTGCGCTGGCCGATCGCCGAGGTGCCGGGTGATGCGCGGTGCTACCAGCTGACTTGGTACAAGAGATGAGGACCACCGGCCATGGCCAAGGTGTATGCAACGATCGTCTGCCGGAAGGCCTGGTGGCTGAAGTACTACCTTGCCGGCGTCCTCGTCGCGTCCCACGTAAGTGGTCGAGAGCCGGATATGGAGCGCGTCTTTCGTTGGATAGAGCGCAGCATCAAGGTCGAGGTGCGCTGATGGCTAGGCTCAAGACGCTGGGACCGCGCATCAAGGAGAGCGCAAGCTCTCGGGTCAAGGTGGTCACGCCTGGCAGCTGGCGTAGCGGGATGACCAGCTCCCAGCGTGGTTACGACTACAGATGGCAGAAGGCGCGTGAGCAGTACCTCAATGATCACCCGCTCTGCGTTTTCTGTGAACGGAACGGCCGTACGACCGCCGCCAAGGTGGTCGACCACATCATTGCTCACCGCGGCGACATGGTTCTTTTCTGGGATCAGAGCAACTGGCAAAGCCTCTGCAAGACCTGCCATGACTCCGTCAAACAGACTGAGGAAGCGGCAGGAATCTTATAGCGCCATAAAAAACTTATTTTTCTAAGAAAAATTTGATGAAGAGGGCTGTAGGAATTCGCGTTTCGCCCCGGATCGGTGCGCACGGCCTCGGAAGGGTGCTGAACCGAACGAATCGGCGGTAATGAGACTGATTCTCGTAAAAATGGGGTAGGGGGGTCAAAAGCTAGGGATTCTCATCTAGCTAGACCGCCTCCGACCCCACGTAGACATTTTTCTCCCCCCTAAAGGTTTTTGTTAATGGTGTTAACAGACAAACAGCGACAGTTTGTTGACGCTAAGGCCCGGGGCGCGTCCAACAAAGAAGCCGCGGAAGCCGCGGGCAGTAAGCCCTCTACGGCTGCCGCAGCTGGTTCGCGCTGGGCCAATGATCCGAAGATCGCATCCGCAATTCTGGCTCGTAGAGCAGAGCTCAGTGTTAACCCTGAGCCGAGAAAGCGGCGCAGCAAAGCGAAGGCCGATAAAGCCAATGAAGACCCCGTCGAGATGAACGAGGCCGACGGAGAGTTCCTTAGCTGCCTGCCTTCAACCAATGATCCATTGGTCTGGCTGCTCGCGCTGATGAACGAACCCCGGGCGAAAGTCTTCGACCGGCGCAACGCTGCGCAGACCGCCGTGCCGTATATCCACGGGAAGAAGGCCGAGGCGGGCAAGAAAGAGCAAAAGGCGGAGGCCGCGAAAGAGGCCGGCAAGGGCAAGTATTCCCAAAGCAAGCCGCCGCTTACTGTCGTCAAGGGGTGACGCATGCTTTGGACCACGGCCTGCCCTGACTGGTGGCGGCGCCTGGCTGCCAGCGAATCAATCATCCCCGAACCGCTTTTCCCCCAGGAAGCAGAGGAGAGTCTGGAGGTTTTCAAGGGGCTGCGCATTGTCGATGCCCCAGGTAGCCCAACCATTGAAAGTGCATGTGCCCCATGGGTACTGGCTTTCGCAGGGGCTGTTTTTGGCAGCTATAACAGCGAAACAGGCGAACGCCTGATTCGGGAGTTCATGCTTTGCATCCCGAAGAAGAACAGCAAGTCGACCATCGCTGCTGCAATCATGCTGACGGCCCTGGTCCGCAACTGGCGGATGTCAGCGGAGTTCATCATCCTCGCTCCGACTAAGGAGATTGCCGACAACGCCTTCGTCCCAGCCAAGGACATGGTCAACAACGACGAAGAGCTGAAGGACCTGCTGCACGTGCAGCCACACCTTCGGTTGATCACTCACCGCGAGACGGGCGCCACGCTGAAGGTCGTCGCCGCTGATAGCGACGTGGTGGGCGGCAAGAAGGCCGTTGGCGTGTTGATCGACGAGGCATGGCTGTTTGGCAAGAACCCGAAAGCCGCCGACATGATTCGGGAGGCCACCGGTGGCCTGCTGTCCCGACCTGAAGGCTTTGTCATCTGGCTGACCACTCAATCGAACGAGCCGCCGGCCGGGGTGTTCCGGTCGAAGCTGAATTATGCCCGTGGCGTGCGTGATGGCCGCATCAACGACAATCGCTTCCTGCCGATCATCTACGAATTTTCGAAAGAGATGATCGACAGCGGCGCCGCGCGCAAGCCCGAGAATTTCCACCTGGTGAACCCAAACATGGGGTTCTCGGTGGATCGCCCCACGCTTGAACGCCTGTTCATGCAAGCGGAAATCGACGGCGAAGCTGAGTTGCGTGGTTTCCTGGCCAAGCACCTAAACATCGAGATCGGCCTGGCCCTGATGTCGGACGCCTGGGTAGGGGCAGAGTTCTGGGAGCCGCAGGCGGCCACCTGGCTCAACCTGGAGCAGATCCTTGAGCGGTGCGAGGTCATTGATGTGGGCGGTGACGGTGGCGGCCTGGACGACTTGCTCGGGCTTGCCGTCATAGGTCGAGAGGCTGGTACGCGACGGTGGTTCCACTGGGCGCATGCCTGGGCCCATCCCTCGGTGCTTAAGCGGCGCAAGTCCGAAGCACCCAGGCTAAAGGATCTCGAAGCGATTGGCGATTTGACCATCGTCAAGCGGATCGGCGATGACGTCGAGGAATTCGCTGCCATCGTCAAGCGCATCAACGAGACGGGGCTGCTCGACAAGGTCGGGCTCGACCCCGCGGGAATCGGTTCTGTTCTCGACGCCCTGGCTGATGCCGGTGTCGAGGAAGACAAGATTGTTGGCATTTCCCAAGGCTGGAAGCTAACCGGCGCGATCAAGACGACAGAGCGCAAGCTTGCCGAGGGCACGCTGCTGCACTGCGGCCAGCCGCTCATGGCCTGGTCGTGCGGGAACGCCAAAGGCGTCCCGTCGGCCAACGCCTTCTTGATCACCAAGCAGGCCTCGGGCACGGCCAAGATCGATCCGCTCATGGCTACTTTCAACGCCGTTTCTCTGATCAGCCTCAATCCTGAAGGCCGCGGGGGAATGGACAACTTCATGGCAGGCATTCGGGATCCACTGATCGCATGAACGCATTTCATATTTTCATCGCCTGCTCAGTGGTCGCTTTCTGCTTGGCATGCGGGGGCGTCTGGATGCTGGCTGGTACCGGCTGGGCTTTGCTCGCGGGATCGCTGAGCTTTTTCTGCATCGCCGGCTTCATCCGCAGAGGGCTTGTCAGTGATTAAATCTCTATCCCAGGCATTGGGGGCTGCTGTCACCAAGCCTTCAGCCAGCATGAGTGAATGGCTCGGCAAGACCATCAAGCTGTCGGATGGAGGTTTCTGGAGCGCTTTCAACGGTGCCCAGTCCAGTAGTGGGAAGTCAGTCAGCGTCGACAAGGCCATGCGCCTGTCCACAGTGTGGGCATGCGTCCGGATTATCTCGACCTCGGTGGCCGGCTTGCCGTTGAGCATCTACCGGCGGATGCCGGACGGAAGCCGGGAAAGTGCCCGGGACTTCCCGCTGTACGACGTTGTGCATAACAGCCCCAACGAGGATATGGCCGCCTTCCATTTTTGGCAGGCAGTCGTCGCTTCGATGCTGCTCTGGGGGAACGCCTATTGCGAGATCCACCGATCTGCTGGTCGGGTCATCGCTCTGGACTTCCTGATGCCGTCGAGAGTCGACCTCGAGTTCGACGATGACGGACGACTCAGATACTTCTTCAGGCCCCGTAAGGGCGCACGTCGAGAGATTCAGCGGCAGGACATGCTGCACATCCCAGCCTTTACCCTGGATGGTCGAGTCGGCCTTTCTGCTATTCGGTACGGAGCGGATGTGTTCGGTTCTGCGATGTCTGCAGATGATGCTGCCAACAGCACCTTCCGTAACGGCATGATGCCCACGGTCGCGTTTTCGGTCGACAAGACGCTGAACCCGGCCCAGCGCGTTGAGTTTCGTGAGTACGTGAAGACGATCTCCGGGGCGTTGAATGCCGGCAAGAGCCCTGTGCTCGAGCAAGGCGTGAAGCCGGAAATGATCGGCATCAACCCTGCTGATGCGCAGTTGCTGGAGTCGAGAGGACACAGCATCGAGGAAATCTGCCGCTGGTTCGGCGTCCCACCCTGGATGGTGATGAAGACCGACAAGGGCAGCAACTGGGGCACTGGCCTGGAACAGCAGCAGATCGCGTTTCTCACCTACTGCATCATGTCCTTCACAGCGCCTATCGAGCAGTGCGTAAACAAGTGGTGCATGACGGCTGTTGACCGGATCAAGTTCTACGCAGAGTACTCACTTGAAGCGTTCTTGCGTGCGGACAGCGCTGGTCGCGCGGCCTATCTCAGCACGATGGGGCAGAACGGCTACATGACCCGAAACGAGGGCCGGCGGAAAGAAAACCTTCCCAGCATGCCGGGTGGCGATGTACTGACCGTGCAATCCAACCTGGTGCCACTTGACCAGCTGGGCAAGCAAAACGATAGCCAGGCCGCAAGGGCCGCATTGATGAACTGGCTCCAACAGCCGGAAAAGTAAATCACGGGAGCAATCCATGAAGCACAAGATCCAGTCTCGCGGCCTGCGCAGCGAGATGAGCCCGCGCGCGCTCGAAAAATGGAATCCCGCGATCCAGGCGGCCGTCGAGAACACCTCGGACACCATCACTGTTTACGGAGTGATCGGCGAAGACTGGTATGGCGAAGGCGTCACGCTGAAACGAATCGATGCCGCTCTACGGGCCATAGGCGAGCGAGATGTCACCGTCTACATCAACTCGCCAGGCGGCGACATGTTCGAAGGCATCGCCATTTACAACCGTCTGCAAGAGCACAGCCATGAGGTCACCACCAAGGTGCTCGGCATGGCCGCCAGCGCTGCTTCGATTGTCTTCCTGGCTGGCAAGAAGCGTGAGGTGGCCAGTAGCGCCTTCCTCATGATCCACAACTGCTGGACCTGGCTCGCTGGCAATCGCAATTACCTGCGTGATATCGCCGACGACATGCAGGAGTTCGACGCCGCGATGGCCGACCTCTATGCCGAGACCAGTGGGCAGTCGGCAGAGGACATGGCTGAGCTGATGGACGACGAGACCTACATCCGTGGCAAGCGCGCCGTGGAGCTGGGCCTGGCCACCGGGCTGTTGTCGTCGACAGAGGTCACCGAGCGCGAAACCGAAGACGCCGCGCAGGCCAATGCACTCAAGGCCATGGATGTAGCCCTGGCCAAGGGCGGCATGCCTCGTTCCGAGCGCCGTGAACTATTCGCCAGTTTCAAGTCCGGCATGCCTCGCGCTGCCGATGGGGGTACGCATAACGCTGCCCCGCCCGATAAGCCTCGCGCTGTCGCGCCAGACCTCTCCGCCTCTCTGAGCGCGGCAACCAACCTCCTCAATTCTCTGAAAGGAAAGTGACCATGGACTTTGAAGCCCAAGTCAAGGAACTCAACGCCAGCCTCAAGGGCATTGGCGATCAGATCAAAAGCCAGGCCGAGGCGACCGAGAAGCAGATCAAGGCCTCCGGCGAAATGAATACCGAAACCCGCGCCAAGGTTGATGAACTGCTGACCAAGCAGGGCGAGCTTCAGGCGCGATTGGGCGAGGCCGAGCAAAAGCTCGTGAACGCAAGCCGGGATCGTAACCATCAGGAGGAGCCGCAGAAATCTGTAGGCGCCCTCGTGATCGAAAGCGAAGAAATGAAGGACATGAACTCATCCTTCCGCGGCTCTCGTCGTGTCTCCGTGCCGCGTGCAGCCATCACCACCGCAACCGGCGGTGACCTGGTGCAGACTCAGCGCCTGCCGGGGATTATTGCCCCAGCTCAACGCCGACTGACCGTTCGCGACCTGGTCGCGCCGGGTACCACCGAATCGAACTCGATCGAGTACGTCCGTGAGACAGGCTTCACCAACAACGCCCGCACCGTGGCGGAGACCACTGCCAAGCCATACTCCGATCTCACTTTCGGCCTGACCACTGCGAATGTGCGAACCATCGCCCATTTGTTCAAAGCCAGCCGCCAGATGCTGGACGATGCCAAGGCCCTGCAGAGCTACATCGACGGTCGTGCACGCTACGGCCTGAATATGGCTGAAGAGGCTCAGCTGCTTTACGGCAACGGTACCGGTGTGAACCTGCAGGGCCTCATGACCGTTGCTCAACTGTACGCCGCCCCGGCTGGCGTTGCAGTAGTGGGCGAGCAGCGCATTGACCGCCTGCGCCTGGCTCTGCTGCAGGCCGAACTGGCCGAGTTTCCATCGGACGGCATCGTGCTCAACCCGATCGACTGGGCGGCCATTGAGCTGACCAAGGACGGGGAAGGCCGCTACATCATCGGTCAACCGCAGGAGGGCACTAACGCGAAGCTGTGGAATCGTCCGGTGGTTTCCACCCAGGCCATGACCCAGAACGACTTTCTGGTTGGTGCCTTCAAGCTCGGCGCTCAGATCTTCGACCGCATGGAAATCGAAGTGTTGATCTCGACCGAGAACAGTGATGACTTCGAGAAAAACATGGCAACGATTCGTGCTGAAGAGCGCCTGGCCTTTGCCATCTATCGCGACGAAGCGTTCGTTACTGGCCCGTTGGTCACGCCTTAACCATCCCGCAGATCGGCGCCAGAAATGGCGCCGCAATGGAGTAATCCAATGGCACGTAAACAGGAAACACCAGCCTCCACGGCTGATGCGAAGAATCCGGTCTCGACCGTTGACTCCACTGATGGCCCGCCTGAAGGTGACTCGCTTCTTTCGCCGGCCGCGGCACACCCTCCAGCAAGCGGTGACCCGGGCGATTCGGGCGACTCGGGGGCTCCTGCAACCGCTCGAGCTCCAGCGGAAGGCTCGGGCGTTGTGCCGGCACAAGGACAAGCAGTCGCTGGCACTGGCTCGGATGTCGTCACGGGCGATCAGGGTGCTAGCTCCGGCATCGCCGCTACTGACGCTGCGTTATCCGAAGACGCCAGTCAGGCCGCTTCAACCTTGGCTGATAGCAGCACCAGCGCTGATCAGTTGGCACAAGAGGGCCAGGCCAACCCTAATCCTGCGACTCTTCAGATTTATCCGCTGCGGTCTTACATGGATGAAGGCGAGCTTCGTCGTCGTGGCGGGCCTGCTTATACGGTCCCGCGCCGGCATGCGGAGGAACTGGTGCAGCGGAATCTGGCATCGCTCGAACCGCTGAAGGAGTAAGGGTATGTCGGTCATTAGCTTGACCATTGCCCGGCATCATCTCCGAGATCCCGACGATGATGACGAATACCTGGAGCTCCTGATCGAGGCGGCAGAAGGGCAGGCTATGGACTATCTGAACCGTCGCTTCTACGCAGATCAGCAAGCGCTGGACGAAGCTGTCGCTGCCGACGATGCCGGCGAGTCCCCCATGGTCTGCAATAAGCAGATCAAGGCTGCCTGCTTGCTGATCCTCGGCCACCTTTACGCCAACCGCGAGGACGTCGTGATCGGGACCATCGCCACCGAACTGCCGCAAGGTTCGAAGGCGCTCCTGACGCCGCATCGTATCGGGTGGGGCATATGAGGGCCGGTCCGCTGCGTCATCGGCTGCAGGTGGCTCATCGACACGAGGAGAGGAATAAATCCGGGGGCGCCACAGTGACGTGGCTGCCAGCTGCTCGCCCTGAAATGTGGGGTGAGGTTCGTACCCCAAGCGGTCGGGTCATTGCGGTTGCTGAAAAGCTGAGTGCTGTTGTAACTGTCGAAATCATCGGCAGGCCGCGCCCAGATATCGTCGCAGGATCGCGCCTGACGCGCCGGGGGATCACCTACCAGGTTGAGGCCGTTTTGCCTGACAACGAAAACTCCTTGATGAGGCTTCTCTGCTCATCGGTACCTAACCCATGAGGTGAATGATGAAAATTAGAGCACTAGGCCTCTTGACGGGCGCATCTGGTGAGCGTGAGAAGGGCGAAGAATTCGAGGTCGACAAGGCCTATGGCGAAGGCCTGATTGCCCGGGGCTACGCCGAGGCGGTCACCGACAAGGCCGCGAAGCCAGCGAAGGCCGATGCGGCCAAGGAGTAGGGAATGGCGCGCCGGTCGAGCATTCGTGGCGACATCCGTCTACGCCGGACGCTGCGCAACATCCACAAGACGATGGACAACGAGTTGCAGCCCGCGATGCTAGAGGCGGCGAACCGCATCCTGGAGACCCAGCGAGAGTTGATGCCCAAGGACACCGGAGCGGCTGCTGCCGCGCTCAGGGTTTACGTTTCGCCCAGCGGTTTAGATGCCCAGATCGGCATTCGTGGCAAGCGCGACAACCGGCGGTTTTTCTACCTGCGCTTCATCGAGTACGGCACCAAGGGCTATACCGGCGGTAAGCGAGCCGGTGATCGCAACCGGCGTGTCACCAACAAAAGCGATGGCACCCACTTCTTCGGCAAATACCCGGATATCCCGGCCAGGCCGGCCCACCCGTGGCTGCGCCCATCTATCCAGGTAAACCGCGAGTATGTCATGGCTGACATCAAAGCCGCCGTGAACCGTACGCTGCTCAAAGCGAGCCAGGGGGTCGGCAATGGGTGATCCATCTCTGGCACTACAGGAGGCCATCTTCGCCAGGCTTCAGACCGAGGTCAGCTGCCCGATATACGACGGCGCGCCCTTGAATGCTGAAATGCCCTACGTATCCATCGACCGGGAAGTATCGGTCAACATCAGCCCAATCGCTGGCCGCAAGCGCGAAACGCGCCTGTTGTACCTGTCCGTCTGGTCCGATGCCGTGGGTCAGGCCGAGGTTAAGCGCATCAACGGCGAAGTCATCGCCGCTTTGGACGAGCGTCGCCTCCCATTGGAGGTGGGTCGCGCGGTATCCATCCGGGTCGAGCAGGTCGACGCTCAGCGCGACGCCGACGGCATTACTTACCAGGGCTCGATCACCGTCCGCGTGATCACTACCCACTGAACTACCCATCTGCCGCGCCGCGGCTTTTATCCAATGTGCCTTTGGAGGAACCCCCATGGCCGACGACAACCTCAACACAGCCGCCGGCTGCCGCCTTGCCATCGGCGGAAAGACCGGTGCCGACAGCGAAACCAAGTACAAGGCCGACACGTACGTACAGGTGGGCGAGATCGAAGACCTGGGCGAATTTGGCGACACCTTCAGTGCCGTAAACTTCACTTCCCTGAGTGATGGCCGCGTGCGCAAGTACAAGGGCACCGCCGACGCGGGGAACATGACCATGACCGTGGGCCTGGACAGTGGCGATGCTGGTCAAAAAGCCGTGTCGGTAGCGCACAAGGACCGCTCCAAGGGCAACTACAACGTCAAGGTCACGCTCAACGACGGTGACCCAGATGCAAGCCCTGTCATCCTGCCCACCACCTTCTACTTCGGGGTGAAGGTGATGAACAACACCGTGGCTCCAGGTGCGGCCGATAACGTGGTGCGTCGCAATATGACGTTCGCGATCAACACCGACATCATTGAAATCCCTGCCGGCTCGGCAGTCCCTTGACCGAAGGGGCTAAGGCCCTTCCTTCGTTGTGAGAACCCCAATGAGCGAAGCCTTGCATGGCACCGTCACGCTGGTGATCGGTGCACGCAGCTACACCCTCAAGCCGACGCTGGATGCGGCCCTGCGCATTGAGGCCCGCTTTGGCGGGTTGCGCGCAGCCCTGGAGTCCATGCGCCTGATGAGCATTGCTGCTTGCGCAGACATCGTCATCGCCGGCGCCGACCTGAAGCCCGATCAGCACCCGGCCATCGCCGGTGAAGTATTCCACTCCGGTGTAGCCAAAGTGTCCGGTCAGCTGACCGAGTTCATCACTGTCCTACTCAACCCTGTACCGCCGAGCGTTGCCGCCCGGGGAAAGGACGAGGCGGCCAGCACAGCGCAGTGAAGAACGGCAGCTACGTCGATTACCTATTCGGCGTGGCCACCGGCTGGCTTGGCTGGCCGCCTGACACCGCGTGGCAGACCCCCATCCCGCAGATCATGCTTGCGCTCGATGCCCGCCTCGACTGGACAGGGCGCGGGCAGGCTGGCCAAGGACAAGCCCAAACTGCGCCCCAGAAGCGGGATAGCGTCGCAGAAAAGCTCAAAAACTTCCTGCGGGGGAGGCCTAAACAGTAGATAGCGTGCCGCCACCGGGCGGTTCTTTTGTGCTTGGAGATTTGCATGGCCGACCAACAAGTCCAGGGGATGCTGGTCCAGATCGAGGCCACAACGGCTCAGCTGCGCCGGGAGCTGGCCAGTGCTGACCAGGTTGTGGCCCGCACCACTGATTCGATCGACCGCAATCTGGCCCAAGTCGACTCCGCGTTTGATAGCGCAGGTGGCGCGGCCCAGCAGGCTGGCGTGCTCATCCGCGGCGCCTTTGCCGCCGTGGCCGGTGCGGGCATCATCGGCAGTATCATCAAGCAGGTCGACGCCTACGGGCAGATGTCGGACCGGATGAAAGCTGCCGCCGGCAGTGCTGGCGAATACCAGATGGTTCAGGAACACCTGCTGCGCACGGCCCAGGAAACCTACCGCCCCCTGGCCGAGGCCCAAGAGCTGTACATTCGCACCGCCGATGTCATGCGCAGCCTGGGCTTCAACACCCAGCAGACGCTCGACATCACCGACAGCTTCAGCTTCCTGCTGGTGACCAACGCCGCCGCCGCCGACAAGGCAGGCTCAGCGCTGGATGCCTACTCGAAAGCGCTGCAAACCGGCAAAGTCGAGGCTGATGGCTGGGTGTCCATTCAGGAGGCCATGCCGACGATCGTCACGGCTATCGCCAACGCCACCGGCAAGAGCGCTGAAGAGATCCGCAAGCTGGGGGTACAGGGCAAGCTATCGCTTGACGACATCAATACCGGGCTGCTGCGCACCGTTGAGGCCAACCGTAAGGCTGCGGCTGATATGTCCACCAGCGTACAGGACGCCTTGGTGAACATCGGCAACGCCGTGCAGACCTTCCTCGGAGGGATGGAAGAGCAGACCGGCGCCGTAGCAGGCCTGTCGAATGTGCTGATTGCGCTGGCCGACAACGTCGACCTGGTGGCCGTGGCCATGGGGGGAGCTGGCGTCGCCGCGTTGACCAACTACGTCGCTAAGTCTGGGTTGGCCGTAAAAGCCGCGCTGGCCGACCGCGCCGCGCGTATCGCTCAGGCCGAAGCGGTGTTGCAGGCTGCCTTAGCCGATCAGCGCAAAGCCGAAACCGCTACCATCCTGGCAGCTCGCGAAGCAGTGGCGGCGCGTGGCACTGCTGTACAGACCCAAATGTCCATCCAGCTGGCGCAGGCGCGGCAGCGCGAAGCAGCTGCTACCACCGCGGTAGCAACTGCACAGGCCGGCCTTCGGACAGTCAGTGCAGGCCTGCTCAGCGTTCTGGGCGGTCCGATGGGGCTTGCCCTGTTGGCCGGCACGGCGGCTGCCAGCTTCCTGCTACTGAGCAACAACGCCGAACAGGCAGGCGTTAGCCTGGTGGATCTGCGCGAGCCGGTCGCCCAGCTTCGGGAGGAATTCGCAAAGCTCAACAAGGACCAGCGCGAAGCATCGCTGGTCAAGTGGCAGCAGGAACAGATCTCCTCGGCGGAAAAGGTCAAGGATGCGTATGGCGAACTGGCCCAGTCCATCCGCTCTGCCGTGGTCACTGCGCCGGCGCGTGACTCCGGTGGTCAGTACAACCGGCAGTTGGCTGAGTACCAAGGCCTGGTTGATCGGCTCAATGAAGCGCGCACGGCGGGCCAAGGGCTTTCACCGATCCTGCAAGAGGTCGGCAACCGTCTTCAGCTGCCGTCCAGCACGGTGCAGCAGTGGATTACCCAGGCCGGTGCGGTCAGCGACGCCGACCAGCGCTCGAACCTGATCGCCGAGACGCTGCGGGTGCTCACCAGCGTCACCCAAGAAAACACCTCGGCCACCCAGGCGAACAACGCCGCGAAGGTTGGCATGAGCTCGGCGGGGCAGACCTACCTGGAGACGCTGCAGAAGCAGCTAGCCGGCCTCCAGGACAACGGCGATGCGACGAAAATCGCCAACCGCTACATCGCGGAAAACGCTGACCTCACCGAAACAGATCGTCAGGCGATTCTTTCTGCTGCCAACGCGATCGAGTCGCAGAAGAAGGCCAACAAGGATGCTACTGAGGGTAGCAAGGACCGTGCGAAGGCGCTTAAGGATGAGATCAAGGCGCTCGACGCGATCATCGACCGCGCGCTGCCGGAGAAAAAGCGGCTGGAGGATCTGGCGGAGGGTGTGCAGGGGCTGCGCAAGGCGCAAGCCGCGGGCAAGATCACCACCGCCGAGATGGAACTTGGCATCAAGAACCTGAACACGGCCTACGCCGACCCGGTTTTGCAGAAGCGTACCGAGGAGGAGAAGAAGCTTGCAGAGATCCGCCGCAACAGCGCGGAGGCCTATCGCAAAGCCATGGAAGTGGTGCTGCAGACCCGGCAAGACGCCATCGACGCAGACGTGTCCGGCGTCGGCATGGGCGACGACCAGCGCGAGGAGGCCGATCGGCTGAACGCGGTCCGGCAAAAGTATGCCGAGTCACGCCGCCAGTTGGAGGAACAGCAGGAGGATGTCTCGCGTCGGCTCAGCCAAGACGCCTATCAGCAGCGGCTGGCCGACCTCGCCGACTACCAGGCACGGGAACTGCAAATGGAGGTCGACGGCTTCGAGGCCCGCCTTGAAGCTCAGCGCGACTATCGCAACGGCGCCAAACGAGCCTGGGCGAACATCCAGTCGGACGCCGCGAACGTGGCGGGGGCAACCGACGACATGCTCACCACCGGCTTCAACTCGGCTCGCGATGCTGTGGCCGAGTTCGCCATGACGGGTAAGGCCAACTTCAAGAGCTTCGCCGTAAGTGTGATCTCTGACATGGCCAGGATTGCGAGCCAGCAGGCAGCTAGCTCGCTGCTAAGTGGGTTGGTCGGGCTGGGCGTATCTGCGGTGGGGAGCTACTTCGGCGGTGGTGGGGGTAACGGCATGGCACCGGGGTCTGCAGGCGCCGTCTCGTCGAATCTTGGTGCGTCACAAGCTGGCTATGGCAGTGCATATTTTCCGCAGGCATTGGGCGGCGCTTGGTCTGGCGGTGTGCAGCTTTTCGCCAAGGGCGCAGGGTTCACTACCAATTCCGTTCTCAACACCCCGACGATGTTCGGCATGGGCAACGGTGGACTTGGTGTCGCTGGTGAAGATGGGCCCGAGGCAATCATGCCACTGGCGCGGGGTCCCGATGGGTCTCTTGGTGTGCAGATGGTCGGGGGCGCCGGCGGTGGTTCGACAGTGCTTCAACTCAGTATTCCGGTTGCCGTGACTTTGGAAGATCGGAGCGGGGATGGCATGGAGTTAGACAGCGGCGCGCTGCAGCAGAACATGGAGCGGCAAATGAGAGGAGTAGCGGAACGGGCTATTTCCGATTCCTGGCGAGCCGGGGGTTTGAGCCATCGAAACAGTAATGGGAGGCACTGATGGCGATCGAAACTTTCACCTGGACATCTGACGATGAAGCCGGTGGCGACAGCACCCTCCGGACGCGGAAGTCCCAGTTTGGCGACAACTATGCGCAGGTGTCCACCGATGGCCTGAACGCCGAATCAGATAGCTGGTCGCTGTCGTTCGGCGGCTTGTCTGACGAGATCGCGCCCATCCTGGCTTTCATCCGTCGCCATCGCGGTGCCAAGTCATTCTTATGGACCAATCCCGAAGGCGTGCTCGGTTTATACCGGTGCGAATCCTTCCGTCAGCAGCGTAAGCCGGGCGCCGTGATCCTGCTCAACGCAACCTTTGAAAGGGCGTATCACCCATGAGCTTGATCACACAGCTGCAGAAGCTTGAACCGGGCGCTGAGATCCTGCTGTTCGAGCTGGATGGCTCGGATTTTGGCGCCGATATGTTGCGGTTCCATGGGCATGCAATACCACACACGGCACAGGAACTGGCCGCCGCTGGCGCGAACGCCGACCAGCTGCCGGCCAAGTCGATCTGGTGGCAGGGCAACGAATATGGTGCCTGGCCCATGCACATCGACGGCATCGAGGCGAACTCGGACGGCACTGCCGTTCGGCCCAAGCTGACTGTTGGCAACGTCAACGGCAAGATCACTGCCCTGTGTCTGGCATTCGAAGACCTGCTCGAGTTCAAGCTGACGATTCGCCATACCCTAGGTGAGTATTTGGATGCAGCGAATTTCCCGGCCGGCAACCCGACTGCGAACCCGGCCGAGGAAGCGATCGAGGTTTGGTATATCGATCAGAAGGTGTCCGAGAACGGCACCACAGTGGGTTGGGAGCTTGCCAGTCCCGGGGATGTCGGCGGAGAGACGATCGGCCGGCAGATGACCCAGCTGTGCCACTGGGCAATGACCGCTGGGTATCGCGGTCCGAACTGCGGCTACACAGGTCCGTACTTCGACCTCGACGGCAATCCCACCATCGATCCAGCCAAGGACCAGTGCAATGGCTGCCTGGACTCAGGCTGCACAGTTCGCTTTGGCCAGGGCAACCAGTTGCCCTTCGGCGGCTTCCCTGCCGTTTCACTCATTGCACGGAGCTGACCATGCGCAAACACATCATCGCCGCCGTGCAAGCGCACGCTGCGGCAGAGTATCCGCGTGAATGCTGCGGGCTGATCGTCGCCGTGGGCCGCTCCCATCGGTACATCCGGTGCGACAACACCGCAATCGATCCGGTCGAGGAGTTCCGTATTTCGCCTGAGCAATATGCGGCAGCCGAGGATCAGGGCGAGGTGGTCGGCATCGTGCACTCTCACCCGGACGCGACCAGCAGGCCGTCGCCGCGGGACCTAGCCATGTGTGAGGCCACTGGCTTGCCCTGGCACATCCTGTCGTGGCCGGAGGGCGACCTGCGCTCCATCACTCCCACCGGCGACACTCCGCTGCTTGGCCGGCCGTTCGTGCACGGCGCCTGGGACTGCTGGCAGGTGTGCGCGGACTGGTACAAACGGGAGTGGGGTCTGGAGTTTCCGGCCTATGCACGGAATGGGGGGTGGTGGGAGCAGGCAGACGGCCGGAGCCTGTATGAGCAGGCATACGAAGCGGCCGGCTTTTATCAGGTGAGCCAGCCGCAGCGAGGCGACATGATCGTCATGGCAGTGGGCCGCACTGCGCACCCGAATCATGCCGGCATCTACTTGGGCGCCGACGCACAGCTACCCGAGGAGCACGCCCAAGTCTTCGGGCCTGGCCCCTTCATGCTGCATCACCTGCTCGGCAGGCCATCAGAAATCATCGTGTTCGGCGGGCCATGGCTCGACCGGACGCGCCTTGTGTTGCGTCATCGGGACGCGAAATGAAGCTGCTTTCCCTTCCAGCTTGATGTTCACGCTCACGTTGCAGTTGTGCTCATCCATGAGGATCACTTGGGCAGTTACTGGTTGGGCGGCGCGGTTGAAAATGATGTTCTGTAGCTTGAGCCCTATAGGGTTTTCCTTGTGGTTTGGCGCCCCAGTCCATGGGCTTTCCGGCAACGGACCGGGGCAGAAATTTAGGCTTCGTTAGGGGTTGTATAGAGTTTGGGTGCAAGAATTGCTGTCACCTGTTTGTGGATCAAATCTTGAGTCTCTGAATCGCCCCAACCACGCACGTTGCCCAGCGCTGCTGCCCTGGCCTTCTTTAAGGCTTCTGGGTCGTCTTGAAGGACGCTCACAAGCCCTATAACGACAGCTTTTAAAACATTCACTTCAAGGCCTAAGTGATTCAGCTGGTCCATCGAAGCCTCCAGTCAAGGTGTGAAAGCACAACGCTACTATGCCTGGATCCGGTCCTGTTACTGGGTTTCCGTCCAGGGTGGATGGGTGGGCAGGGCACTCGTCTGAACGCTGGGAATTCGTAGTGGCACTATGGTAGTGTGCCCGCCCATCGCGATGGGAGACCTAGGATGGGCACGGTAGTAATTGACAATGATGAGTCAGCGCTGGCTTTGCTGGAGACTCTTTTACGAGATCCTGACCTTCCGGCGCCGGACGTTGAGTTCAAGGATTGGCCTCGTTTTGAGATGCACGTCAAAGGCGAGCGCTACCATTCCACCATCACCCCTGAGCTCATGGAGTCCTTCCTTGACCTTCAGAAGACCATCAACAAGTCGTTCGCGCTGGTTCGCTACTCGGATTCCAGCAAGAGATTAACGAATGCTGATCGTGATGATCTGAAGATCCTCGTGGAGGTTCGTGAAGGCAGCTCAGGGTTCGTTGCTAAGCTGGAGGAGCAGGCCTCCGCCATCACAGCCGGATTATGTGAGGGGTTCAAAAACATGGATTCAAGACACAAGCTGATTACGTTTCTTGCGCTTGGAGCCATGGCGTTTGGCTATCTTGGATACAGCAACCATCTGGAGCACCAGTCAGAGGCAAGGAAAGCTGAGCTAGCCAAAATCGAATCTGCCGCCGAGCGTGACGAGCGAATGAGAACGCTGAAGCTTGTCAAAGATGTTTCAGATGCTTCGTCTGAGCGATACGCCAATTTGATGGGTATGGTGGTTCAGCACGCTCCTCAGGTCCAAACGATTTCGGAGCATATGGCAGGCACTTACAATAAGTTGATTGCAGCTACCAAGGACTCCGACTCTATCAGCGTCCAGGGCGTCGACCTGTCAGGCCCAGCCGTTGAAGAGCTGAGCAAGACACCGCGCAATGTGTCGGTAGAGGACCGCATTGCTGGTGTGTTCAGAATTCAAGGGGTTGATCACAAGTCGAGCGCCGAGTACAAGCTATCGCTTTACGACGTGGTTCGCAAAACCGAAATTACAGCAACCCTGCCTAAGGATGGATCGTTCGTCTCAGATGCAATTTTGGATGCCATTCAAGAGGCGGAATGGGGCGGAAAGGTTGTAATGCTGCACCTGGTTACGAAAACCCGGGCTGGCAAGCTTGTCAAAGCTCAGGTTGAGAAGATCACTCGCATCACGGAGCAAGAAGCTTACAAAGACATGTCCGGTGAGCAATTGACGACGGAACGCTGATTAAAGAGCCCAGCCCCGCGCTGGGCTTTTTGCATCTGGCGGCAATCTTGCTACCCAGGGGACACCAGCTTTGCCATTTCGCACAGGCGATATAAGCGATCCCCTTGAGCGGTAGGCTCATGCTCCATTAGGTTGGCCACCATTTCTAGTCGATTGCAGTCCCACTCGGTTAGGGGCGGGCGCACCGAGACCAACAACTCGCACACCCTATTACTGTCAATTCCGGTTCCTTCGAGCGAATCATGAATCGCCATGCGCGCCTCAAAAAGGTCCCCAGGGTGCCGACGCCCATGAGCGGCTGCCTGGCGGAGTAGCTTGGCTCGATCTGACGCGGTGATAGCCATCCGATAGTCCTTTGGGATGTGAAAGCCCGGCGCTTGGCCGGGCTTGGGCACATTCTATGGATAGTGTTAGATTCCCGCCATCAACAAGGAGGGGTCACATGCGAATTCTGATCGGTGCGGTAGGGCTGGCGCTGCTGGCGGGGTGTACAACCCCCGGTGACTTACTGAAGAGTACTCCGACGATCGTGGCGGAGACCTCGAAAACACCGAAGGCATACGCCCTTTGCGTCCTGCCTGGATGGCAAGAGCACCAGGCTGGCGTAACTATGAGTGAGACTCTGACGGGCTATCGACTGATCTCCTCAGCTGAGTCGATAGGCCAAACCAACGAGTTGCTGGAGATTAAACAAAACCCTCACGGCAGCGAGGTGAAGCTCTATCAGCGGATGCCTGGCATCAGCATTGGCAGATCAAAAATCACGTCGTCCGTGAAAAAGTGTCTGTGAACAGTTTTTGAAGTAAAGAGCCGCCACTGGGCGGCTTTTTTTCGCCAGGAGAAAAGCATGACCCAAGAAATGACACTTATCGAGTTCTCAGGAACCATGCGTAAAGCGCTGGGGAAACAGCATCGACGGCTTCTGGATACGGGCAGCGTCCGCGAGCTGATGAAGGCGCTGACGATCACGCTGCCAGGCTTCAAAGAGGAGGTTGATCGTCTATCTCGCCTGGGAATGAACTTCGCAATTTACCGAAACGGTAAAAACGTTGGTGAAACCGAATTCGGTCGTGGCGGAGCCAAGGTGGTGAAAATTGTACCGGTCGTTGCTGGCAGTAAGCGTGGCGGGGTGCTGCAGACAGTAATCGGCGCGATATTGATCGCTGCTTCTTTCATTCCCATTCCTGGATTCCAGGCACTCTTGCCTGTAGGGGTGGCAATGGTAGCCGGCGGCGTCATCCAGATGCTGAGTCCTCAGGCTAAGGGGTTATCCCAGAGCGCCGCGCCCGAAAACCTGCCAAGCTACGCGTTCGGATCAGCCAAAAACACCACCGCCAGCGGCAACCCCGTCCCGATCTGTATCGGCGAGCGCCGCTGGGGCGGGGCGATCATCTCAGCTTCGATTGAGGCGCAGGACAAGGTGTAGTCAGTTGAAGGCCTGGCACCATTTCAGTATTTTTCAGCTATGTGGTACAAGTTGCATGAGATCGGCGCCTGATGGCGCTTTTTTTGTGCCTGTAGAAATGCCAATGCCCCGGACGTGAAAGCGTGTCGGGGCTTTTTTGTGCCCGCGAATCCCCTAGGGGATAGCGGTGCAGGCTAGGTCAGATCAACCGAAAAGGGACGGTTTTGCTCCGCCTACGCCCCTGCCTGCACCACCTTCTTCAGGCGGAAGGAGCTACCCATGAACAACAACGTCATTCCGTTTCACTATGAAGGCCAGGCCGTTCGCTTCAATAGCGAGGGCTGGGTCAACGCTACCGATGTGGCCAAGCGATTTGGCAAGCGTCCAGTGGATTGGCTCAAGCAGGAAGATACCAAGCTGTACATGCGGGTGATGGCGGATGCTTTGGGGTTGGACACCAAAGTGACTCAGGGTCACTTTGGTCTGGTGCGTACCGCTCGCGGCGGCAAATCTCCGGGAACATGGCTCCATCCGAAGCTGGCGGTGGTGTTTGCGCGATGGCTAGATATGAAGTTCTCAGTCTGGTGCGACCTGCAAATTGATGCCCTGCTGCGCGGTGAGCTGAATGAAAAGCAGCAGTTCGATCGTGCTTGCCGCGTGCTGGACGATGGACAGCAGGTCGCCAGCCTAAGTGGACGTGAATTGGCCCGATGGAAGGGGCGCAAACCCGCTCTGGTTCATCAGGTCGAGTACTGGCGTGAACAGCTTCAGATGACGTTAGGACTCGACGCGGCCTGAGCGCCGCTCGACATAGCAACCGCCTCCGGGCGGTTTTTATTGCCCGGAGGAACGCATGGGCCCAGCAGATCACGTGGATATCACTGGCGCCAAGGGCGGCAGCAGCAAGCCGAAAACGCCTGTAGAGGCGCCCGATAGCCTGCAGTCGACCAACATCGGCAAGATTCTGATTGCGGTGGGGGAGGGTGAGTTCGACGGTGAGCCGACGGATCGTGACATCTACCTTGATAACACCCCGATCATGGATGCCAACGGCAGCGTGAATTTCCCTAGGGTGCGGTGGGAGTGGCGCTCAGGCTCGGTTGAGCAGGACTACATCCAGGGCATCCCTGCCATCGAGAACGAGACCACCGTCAATGTCGAGCTCCGCAGCGACAATCCATTTGCCCGTGCCCTGAGCAACACCCAGCTCTCGGCTGTGCGCGTGCGAATGGTCTGGCCGCGCCTGGCGCAGCAGGACAGCAGTGGCAATACCAATGGCTACCGCATTGAGTACGCCATCGATATCGCCACCGATGGTGGCGCCTACGTCGAGGCGCACCTGGGGGCGGTGGACGGCAAGACCACCAACGGCTACCAGCGCTCTGTGCGCGTGAACCTGCCCAAAGCAAACTCCGGCTGGATGCTGCGCGTGCGCCGTATCACTCCGAATGCCAACAGCGGCACCGTGGCCGACACGATGACCATCGCTGGCTACACCGAGATCATCGACCAGAAACTGCGCTACCCGAATACTGCGCTGCTGTACATCGAGTTCGACGCCCAGCAGTTCCAGAACATCCCTGCGGTAACCGTCAAGTGCAAGGCCAAGCGCTGGCCGGTGCCGACCAACTACGATCCAGTTGCGCGCACCTATACCGGCGTATGGGACGGCACCTTCAAGCAGGCCTGGACCAACAACCCGGCGTTTGTGACCTACGGTCTGTGCGTCGAGGACCGTTTTGGCCTGGGCAAACGCATCAAACCGTGGATGGTCGACAAATGGGAGATGTACCGCATCGCCCAGTACTGCGACCAGCAGGTGCCGAATGGGCAGGGCGGTCAGGAGCCGCGTTTTCTGTGCGACATGAATCTTCAGGGGCGCGCCGAAGCCTGGACCTTGCTGCGCGACCTCTCGGCGATTTACAGGGGCATGGTGTACTGGGCTCACGGCTCTCTGTTCATGCAGGCAGACATGCCGCGCGCTCAGGATATCGATTACGTGTTCACCCGGGCCAACGTCATTGACGGTGAGTTCGTGTACGGCGGTGCCGAGCGTAACACGCACTACAGCCGGGCTCTGGTCAGCTACGACAACCCGGCCAACAACTATGACACCGATGTTATCCCGGTCACCGACAACGCTCTCCAGCGCCGGTACCGGGACCGTCCGGTGGAGATTTCGGCCATCGGCTGCACTCGAGCGTCCGAGGCTCAGCGCCGCGGCAAGTGGGCGCTGCTGAGTAACAGCCAGGACCGCACCGTCACTTTCAAGACCGGCATGGAAGGGCGCATTCCGCTGCCTGGCTACGTCATTCCCGTCGCAGACGAACTGGTTGCCGGCCGTCCAAACGGCGGCCGGATTTCGGCGGCTGCCGGCCGCGTTGTGACCTTGGACCGTGACACGCCGATCAAGGCTGGCGACCGGCTGATCTTGAACCTGCCGAACGGCACCGCCCAGGCACGCACGGTGCAGTCGGTCGCCGGCCGCGCGGTGACGGTAACCACCGTGTATGGCGTGCAGCCCGAGCCGGAACTGCAGTGGGCAATCGATTACCACGACCTGGCGGTGCAGCTGTTCCGGGTGCTGAAAACAACGCGCACCCAAGAGGGCGAGTACGAGATCACCGCGCTCGAGTTCAACCCGAGCAAGTTCGCGGCGATCGACACCGGCGCCAAGTTGGACGAGCGCCCGATTAGTGTTATCCCGGTGACCACCGTGCAGCCCCCGGCAAGCGTGACATTGTCGTCCGCCCACATGATCGACCAGGGTATCGCGGTCAGCACCATGACCATCGCCTGGCCGGCGGTGGAGGGCGCTGTCGCCTATGACGTGGAGTGGCGAAAGGACAACGGCAACTGGGTTCGCCTGCAGCGCACCGGCGCAACATCGGTAGACGTGGTCGGCATTTATGCGGGTGCCTACCTTGCACGCGTACGCGCTGTGAGCTCGTTCGAGATTACGTCGATCTGGAAAAGCTCGACCCTGACTCAGCTGAATGGCAAGGAAGGCCTGCCGCCGGCCGTTACCTTTCTGGATACCGAAAGCCTGCTGTTCGGCATCGGCATCAAGTGGGGCTTCCCTGCTGGCTCCAGTGACACCCAGCGTACCGAGCTGTGGTACAGCGAAGGTACAGACTTGAGCCAGGCCACCAAGCTGGCCGACCTGGCCTACCCGCAGAACGAGTACGTCATGCAGGGCTTGCGCGCGGGCCAACAGTTCTATTTCTGGGCTCGCCTGGTCGATCGTTCCGGTAACCTTGGCCCATTCTTCCCGGTAGCACCGACGGTGGTTGCCGGGATGGCCAGCGCAGACGCTGGAGCGATTCTTGAGCAGATTAAGGATCAGATCACCGAGAGCGAACTGGGCAAAGAACTGACCAGCCGTATCGACCTGGTCGACAAGAATGGCCCTGGCTCGGTGAACGAGCGCGTTGGGGAAGTCCGCAGCGAGCTGAATGAGCAGGTGGCCGGGGTCAACAACGCGATCGAGACGGTCAAGTCGTCGGTGGTGGCGGCCCGTGATGAGTTGCAGCAGCAGCTTGCAGCAGTTGATCAGGAAGTCGATGCGGCCCGATCCGAGCTGCAGCAGCAGATCAATACCGTCTCCGCGTTGGCCGGATCGTTGCCGTACAACAAGGACAAGACCTACACCCTGAATCAGGGTGTACTGGGCGCCGACGGCAAGCTGTACCAGGCACTGAAAGCGGTACCGAAGAACAACCCGCCGCCCAATGCGACCTACTGGACCGATGTTGGCCAGGCGATCGTCACGGCGGCCGGCACCGCCGCCCGCGTGGGCAAGGTTGAAACGGACGTTTCCACGCTCAACGGTACGAGCACGGCGCAGGCCAGCCAGATCGAGGGCCTGCAGTCTGGCCTGACCACCACCAATGGCAATGTGACGGCCGCCCAGCAGGCCGCGCAGGCTGCCGCCACGGCGGCCGGTGCCAAAGGGGAGGTGATCTATGGCACCACCGCGCCGGCCGCTGACAAGCGTCTGACGCAAAACCTGTGGATCGACACCACCGGTAACGCCAACACGCCGAAGCGCTGGAACGGCAGCACCTGGGTAGCCGTTACCGACAAGGTGGCCACGGATGCCGCTGCGGCCGCCGCCAATGCCCTGGCTGTCGCGCAGACCAAGGCGGATGCCCAGGCCGTTCAGAGCGTGACAACCCGGGTAACCGATATGGAAGGGGAGGTGAGCGCGCAGGGGCAGGCCATGACCGGCCTGCTGTCGAGCCTCACCACAACCAAGCAGGATGTGACGGCAGCACAGCAGGCCGCGCAGGCGGCCGCCACGGCGGCCGGCGCCAAGGGTGAGGTGATCTATGGCGCAACGGCGCCGGCGGCTGACAAGCGCTTGGCGCAAAACCTGTGGATCGACACCACCGGCAACGCCAACACGCCGAAACGCTGGAACGGTAGCACCTGGGTAGCCGTCACCGACAAGGTGGCCACCGATGCCGCCGCCGCTGCCGCCGCCGCCAATGCGCTGGCCGCGACCAAAGCCGACGCGTCGGCGGTCAACCTGCTGACTAACCGCGTCAGCAATGCCGAAGGCGTGCTCACCAGCCAAAGCAGCGATATCACCCAGCTCAAGAACAGCCTGAGTGCCGCGCAGTCGTTCGTGGCCGGCAAGGCGTGGGAGTTCACCGGTTCGACGCGGGGTTGGTTCGGTACCATCAGCGGTTCGACCTTTGTAGCCGGCCCGCTGTTCGCCACGTCCGGCAACTGCCCGAACCTGCAGTGCAACTTCACGCCGACGTTCCCGGGCGCCGAGAACCCTTACCTGCGCGTCCGGCTGCGTCGGCGCAACACCGCCCGCGCCGGCGCGCAGATGTACTGGGCGAACGAAGATGGCGGGCTGGCCGAAGCCCGGCGCATGCCCTGGACGATCAACACCACCACGACCGACTGGCAGGATATCGAGATTGACCTGTCTGGCCACGCGGGCTGGAACGGCAAAAACATCTATGCCATCCGCCTGGACATGATGTCCTCGTCGGATACCACCGGTGAAATCGACATTGCCTATATCGCGGTAGGGCGGCGTTCGATTGCGGCCTCGGCGGAGGCCGTATCCAGCTTGAGCAGTGCCGTCAGCGATGCGGATGGCAAGCTGACCACGCAGGGTCAGTCGATCATCGGCCTGCAGAACGGCCTTACCACGACCAATCAGGGCGTGAGCGCTGCCCAGCAAGCAGCGCAGTCGGCGGCGACAGCCGCAGGGGCGAAAGGCGAAGTCATCTATGGATCGACCGCGCCTGCAGCGGATAAGCGTTTGGCGCAAAACCTGTGGATCGATACCACTGGCAACGCCAATACGCCGAAACGCTGGAACGGTAGCACCTGGGTGGCTGTCACCGACAAGGTAGCTACGGACGCCGCAGCAGCGGCGCAATCGGCGCTGACCGAGGTGGCCAAGAAGGCTGATGCGTCGACCGTGCAGAACCTGTCCAACACGGTCGCGCAGCATGGCCAGGACATTACCGCCCAAGGTCAGGCGATGACGGCGATTGATGCCGCGATCGCTGAGGTGGGTGGGGAAAACCTGCTGTACAACCCAACGTTCAATCGTGCCAGCGCGGCCGATGCCAATGTGCCTGACGGCTGGTACTTGGAGGGCGCCGCGACTAAAAACCCGAGCTTGGTGGCTTCCTGGTTGAATTCGGGCGAGCAGGCGTTTCGGGTCGCGGTCACTGGCGTAACGAGCGCGACCCCGTATCTCTCGCTGGTCACCCGGCCCAGTCAGCGGCCAAGGGTTGCGGGGGGGCAGACGGTCACCACGTCGATCTACGCACGGCGCATGGCAGAGTCTGGCCTGTTGGCCCTGCGCATCTACCACCAGTGGATCAACGATGCCGATGCGGTCATTTCAGCGCCTGCAAACGGCTTGACACCCATTACGGTGGAGGGAGGCCGACACTCGTACACGTCCATTGCGCCGGAAGGTGCTGTTCGCTTGAATGTCTATTTCCGCATTCACGGTCAGACGGCAGCGGCTGCAAACGGCTCGGTCGAGCTGGCGAGGCCGCAAGTTGAGTACGGTTCCCGTGCCACCGGTTGGCGGGACAATGGGCAGGTCACGGCAGGTGAGGTCGCGGCGAACGTCTCGGCCACCAACCTGCTGAGCGGCCGGGTTAGCCAGACCGAGCAGGGGCTGGTGTCGCAGGGGCAGTCGATCGTCTCGCTTGAAGGTGGGCTGACCACCACCAAGCAGAACGTGACAGCCGCGCAGCAGGCCGCACAGGCGGCGGCGACGGCCGCCGGCGCCAAGGGTGAGGTCATCTACGGATCGACCGCACCTGCAGCCGACAAGCGCTTGGCGCAAAACCTGTGGATCGACACCACTGGCAATGCGAACACGCCGAAACGCTGGAACGGCAGCACCTGGTTGGCGGTGAGCGACAAGGTGGCCACGGACGCCGCAGCAGCGGCGGCCAATGCCCTGTCGGTGGCACAGACAAAGGCCGATGCGCAGACCGTCAGCGCGTTGACCAACGAGGTGTCCCGGCAAGGTGTGGACATTTCCGCCAACGGCTCGGCTATCGTCGATATCAACACGTCGATTGCGCAGATCGGCGGTGAGAACCTGCTGTACAACCCCTCGTTCGACAAGGGCGCGGCCAGCCTCGCTGAGCGCTGGCGGGTGGGTAACGGCGGCTCGACGTACACCGCCACCTTGGTGCCCTCTACGCTGGACCCGCAAGGCAAGGCGCAACGCTTTGATGTCAGCGGGCTGGTGGCGGGGTCCGGGTCGGTATTTCTGGATCTTGCCCCGGGTATTGGGGATCGTCCTGCGACCGCACCGGGTCAGATTTTCACCGCCTCGGCCTTCGTTCGGGGTATGCCTGGTTTACAGGTGCATGTGTATACCCAGTTCAAGAACGCGGCCGGTAATACCATTGCCACCACGGGGCCAAGTGAAGCCATCCTCACCGATGCCTGGCAGCGGGTGGTGCTGACCTCGGCGCCGGCGCCGGCCGGTACTGTGGCAGTTGATGTGCTGTACCGCGTGCGTTCTGCGCCGGGCAGTACGCTGACGGCAGGCTTCGTGGAGTGGGACCGGGCTCAACTGGAAGAGGGGGCACGGGTCAGCGGGTGGCGAGACAATGGCCGGGTCAACGCGGCTGAAATCAGTGGCAACGCCTCGGCTACCACCGCCTTGAGCGGCCGGATGTCGGCGGTGGAAGATGGCCTGACCTCGGCATCGAGCCAGCTGACCCAGCTGGATAACGCCATTGGCGACGCCGGCGGCGAGAACCTGCTGTACAACCCGACGTTTAATCAGGTCAACGCAGCAGATGCGACGGTACCTGACGGTTGGATGCGTGAAGGGACGGCGCAGAACAATTCCAGCATGGTTGAGTCCTGGCTGAACGCCGGCGAGCGCGCTTTCAGGTCGGCAGTCACGGGCGTGACCAACGTATCGCCCTATCTGTCGCTGGTTCCGGCCGTGTCGAAGCGCGTCAAGGTCGGTGGTTCGCAGGCCATCACGTCATCGATCTATGCCCGGCGTGCTGCAACCTCAGGTCTGCTGTCGATCCGGCTGTACATCCAGTGCCTGAACGCATCAGGTGCCGTTGTCTCGACTGTGTCGTCTGGCCTGCAGGCCATCAGCGTGGAGGGTGGTCGCGTTACCGTAACGGCCACGACCCCGGCCGATGCGGTTTTGGTCGTGGTGTACTACCGCATTCACGGGGCCACCTCGGCGGCCGCCAACGGTACGTTTGAGCTGGCCCGGCCACAGGTTGAGTACGGCTCCCGTGCTTCCGGTTGGCGGGACAGTGGCCAGGTGAATGCGGCGAACAACGCGGCCACCTCGGCCGCCGTCGAGAATCTGACCTCGGCGGTGAACCAGCAAGGCAGCAGCTTGAGCAGTGTGGCCGGGAGGACCACAAGCCTGGAGAACAGCCTTACCACCACCAACCAGAACGTGACCACGGCCCAGCAGGCCGCCCAGGCGGCCGCTACAGCGGCGGGCGCCAAGGGTGAGGTGATCTATGGGGCTGCCGCGCCGGCGGCTGACAAGCGGCTTGCGCAGAACCTGTGGATCGATACCACCGGCAATGCCAACACGCCGAAACGCTGGAACGGCAGCGCCTGGGTAGCGGTGAGCGACAAGGTGGCCACGGACGCGGCCACCGCCGCCGCCAGTGCGCTGAGTCAGGTGGCCACCAAGGCCGAAGCGTCGGCCGTGAACTCGCTGACCAACCGGGTGAACAGCGCCGAAGGTACGCTCAGCAGCAACAGCAGCGATATCACCCAGCTGAAAAACAGCATCGGCACGGCCCAGCCCTTCGTGGCGGGCAAGTCCTGGGAGTTCATCGGCTCTACCCAAGGATGGGCAGGCACCATCGCCGGCTCAACCTTTACCGCTGGCCCGCTGTTCGCCACGGCGGGCAACTGCCCGAACCTGCAGTGCAACTTCACCCCGGCGATTGCCGGCGCCGAGAACCCTTACCTGCGCATCCGGCTGCGTCGACGCAACACCACCCGCACGGGCGCCCAGATGTATTGGGCGAACGAGGACGGTGGCCTGGCCGAGGCGCGCCGCATGGCGTGGACCATCAGTCTGACCACCAACGATTGGCAAGACATTGAGTTTGACCTGTCTGGCCACACGGGTTGGAACGGCAAAAGCATCATCGCCATTCGCCTGGACATGATGAACTCGGTGAATACGTCGGGCGAAATCGACATTGCCTACATCGCGGTTGGCCGTCGCTCGGCAGCAGCTTCGGCGCAGGCGGTGGCTAGCCTGGAGAGCAACGTTACCCAGCAGGGCGACAAGCTCACCGCCGAGGGGAAGCGAATCGACGGGTTGTACACCGCCGTAGGCGATGCCAACGCGGCGATTCAGAACGAAGCCACGGCGCGGGCCAATGCTGACGACGCACTTAGCCAGCAGATTCAAACCACGCAGTCGTCTTTGGGTACTACCAATGCTTCGGTGCAGCAGATCAGTACGGCGCAGACCGGATTGAATAATCGGGTCAACGCTCAGTACTCGGTCAAGGTGGCAGTTACCCAAAACGGAGTGTATGCCCTCGGCGGGATTGGGGTCGGCATCCAGAACCAGAGTGGTGTGCTGCAGTCGGTAGTGGCCGTTCTGGCGGACCAGTTCGCGGTAATCAACGCCGCCGGCAATGGTTACGTCAGTCCGTTCGCGATTCAGGGCGGCCAGGTGTTCATGAACGATGCGTTCATTCGTGACGCAAGCATCACGAATGCCAAAATCGCCAATGCCGCGATCACGTCAGCAAAGATCGGGGTTGCAGAGATCGACACCCTGCGCATCCGTGGCAATGCGGTCACGGTTCCGGTCTCTGCCTCCAGCGCAGGGGTCGTGTACGGTGCCGGTGAAGGGCAATGGCGAGACTTGATTGCCATTGGTGTGCAGATGGATGAGGCGGGTTACATCACGGCGCAGTACAGCTGCTATCAAGGATTTGGCGGCGGTACCCGTAAGTACCAGTTCCGGATGGAATTAAATGGCCTGGTAATCGCTGAGGGTGGCGGGGATTGGGCTGATGGCTTCCCCAACCTAATGGGCTCAATCGGTGTAGGACCGGGTTACTTCGTCATCACCGTGAAGTGGTGGGGGGAAAACTCGGGTGTGAGCGTTAAAAACCATACCCTCTATGCAATGGGAACCAAACGATGAGCAGCATTGAGCACTATGCAGCCTATGAGACAGACGGACGAATCGTGTTTGCCGTCAGTTGCCCGCCCGAACACGGGAAGAAAATCATCAGGCTCAACACCGACCGGCCCTACATCCAAGTGCCCACCCCGGCAAGGACTGCTGACCACCTGGTGATGGGGCAAATGCTCAAGGAGCGCCCTCAGATGGGCGCGGTTCTCCAAGGGCGCTGGTTGAAGGGGGTCCACGAAGGTGCCGCCGTCAACATCGAGAGCGAAACCTACACCGCTGACGGCAGTGATATCGAGCTGGGATTCTCGGCGCCGGGCACCTACACCGTCACGATCAGCCTTTGGCCCTACCGCGATCAGGAGTTCACCGTTGAAAATTCAGCATAAGTGCGACCACTCCAAGCGCCGTGCGGCCGAGTATCCGCCGGTGGAGGAACAACTGGACATGCTGTGGCATGCCATGAATGAAGGGCATCTGCCCAAGGCTGAGCCGTTCTTCTCGACCCTGCAGCAGATCAAGCAGCAATACCCCAAGGCTTGAACCCAAGCCACTACCCAATGCCCGCCACCGAGCGGGTTTCTTTTTGTCTGGAGAAAACCCATGCCATTTGTTGCCATCAATCTGAGCAATGACTACGACGTTGCCAATAAGACCCGCTATGCCACTCAGGAGGAAGCTGACGCCCGCGCCCGAGAGATCCTGAACCAGTTCCCGACTGCCCAGGTCAGCGTGGCTCAGGTGCTGAAGGACTACAGCGCCAAGGTATCGATCACTGCGAGGGAGCCAGCAGCAGCGCCGGAGCCGGAAGCCCCGGCCGCTTAACCGACCTAGTCCAGCGCCAGACCGCCCCGCGCGGTTTTTTTTCGCCTGTCGAGCTCCTTTCTAAAGAGCCTCATGCGTAAGTGGCGGTGTCTCTCATTTCCTGCCGATTTGAAACTGCAGTTTCTCGGTTGGCCACCAGTTGAAAGACGGAGGTGGCTCATAACAGCCGGGCTGGTTAGCAGGCGAGGCATCACACCGAACGGTGTATCCCTTGGAGCCTACCTCCTTGATATCGCCGCTCGAGCCATAGTGAGAGCAGGCCGCCAGCGCGGAAAACATGAGTAATGCCGAAAGACGCTTCATAAGAAATCCCTTCTATAGACCGCAGCATCGTATCGCTTAGCGGTGGCGGAGGGTATAGCCCCACTCATCACAGCCTGCTTTATGCAGGTTTTTTTCGCCTGGAGAAGCTATGGCCAGACTCACCAAATCCTAGGCCGGAGGTGCGAATGTGCTCCGGTTCCTTGACCTGATCGCCTTTTCAGAGGGCGCCTCGACTGTCAAAGGCGGCGATGATGGCTACAGCGTGCTGTACGGCGGCGGCCTGTTCCAAGGCTATGCCGATCACCCACGTTGCAGGGTGACTTTCCTCATCGGCAAGCCGGTCACCAGCACCGCTGCCGGCCGATACCGGTTGCTCGAGAGTTACGCACGCGGCTATGCGATCCTGAACCAGTTTTCGCCGCTCAGGTATTCACCACGCAGGCGCTGAAGGATTGCAGCGCCAGGGTCTCGATTACGTCTAAAGATCCGACTGAGCCGGTGCCTGAGGCATCTGCGGGCTGAAGCTTGGTATTACCATATTGCCGTGCTTGTATTGCTGATAACTGGTGTAGGGCAGCACAACGGTATCAGCAATGCCAGACGCTGCCATGTCGATCAGGATTGCGTATGGATCTGAATGTACTCCCGTTCTTTCCGGCCCAGTTAAGTTGCAAAACTGATACGCAACGCCGCTATAAATCCGAGGGATCTCTGGGCAGTAGGAATCCCATTTCGCTAGGTCGTCCACGGCCTTTTCTTCATTAGACACAGTGCGCATCGTCCCGCACCCGCTCAGTGCTACCGCCAGCGCACATCCTATCCACAACCTCATATCAGTCTCCTGTCTCGCTGACCTCGAAGCCCATCACTGTGAAGGCTAGAGCAGCCATCAACGTCCGTCATGAATGGAATCCACCAGTTTGTTGAGAATGCCTTCTTGGTGCTGGCGGTTGTAACAGCCTGGTTGATTCGGCGGGGTGTCATCGCACGCGATCTTGTGAGGACTGGTAGGGCTCCCATAAGAGCTGTTGGAGAAGTGGGAGCATCCGGTAAGCAAGCAAGTCACTATTCCAACTGCAAAAAATCCGTTTTTCATAGCCAGCCTCGTGCATCGGTTAATACAGATTGGACGACTAAGTATCACAGAAGACACATCCATGCCCGCCTCGTGCGGGCTTCTTTTTGCCTGGAGACAACATGGCCAGACTCACCGAATCCCAGGCCGGAGGTGCGAACGTCCTCCGGTTTTTGGACCTGATCGCCTTCGCCGAGGGCACCCAAGCCGTGAAAGGTAGCGACGACGGTTACAACGTTCTGTTCGGCAAAGGCCTGTTTCAGGGGTATGTCGATCACCCTCGCCAGAAGATCACCCGGCTCTCCAATGGCAAGCCGATCACCAGTAGCGCGGCAGGCCGCTACCAGTTTCTTGCCGGTACGTGGGACGAACTGGTGAAGCGCTACGGATTCAAGGGGCGCTTCACGCCAGAGGCGCAGGACTTGGCAGCCATCAAGCGATTGGGCGAGCGTGGTGCGCTGCAGTTGATCAAGGATGGAAAGATCCGCGAGGCAATAGCCAAGTGCGCCAACGAATGGGCCAGTTTCCCGGGCAACAACTATGACCAGAATCCCAAAGCCTTGGGCGCGCTGCTGGCTCAGTGGCAGAAGCTCGGAGGGGCGCTCGCATGAACTGGCTCGGCGCGGTACCGACCTGGTGCTGGTGGCTGATCGCCCTGATGCTGGTTGCCGGTGGCCAGCAGTACCGGTTGGTGGTTGCTGATGGGGCTGCGTCTGGTGCACGTGCGGAAACCGCCAAGACCGAAAAGACCCTGGCCGATTACCGTCTGGAGGTTTCCGAGCGCGACCGCCGCGCCGCAGCCCAGGCCAGGCAGGAAGAACAACGACGCGCCGAGGCGCAGGAGGAGGCGAGAGCCCATGCCCAAGAAGAACGGACGATTGCTGATGCTGGCGCTGTTGGTGCCGATGCTGCTGGCCAGCGGCTGCGCAGTGAAGCCGCCCAACTCGCTGCCACCGTCAGTTGCCCCGGCCCGGATACCGCCGCTATCGCCCGAGGCCAGGCAGCCACCCGCGCCGCCATGGTGCTCTCCGACCTGCTCGCACGGGCTGACAAACGAGCGGGAGAGCTGGCGCAGGCTTATGACCGAGCCAAGGTAGCCGGATTGGCGTGTGAGGCAGCCTATGCTGCTCTAACCGACTGAGTTGACAGAAAACCCTTGAAATTCTGCTGGCGAACCGACGCAGTACCACACAGCAAAAAGCCCGCTTGCGCGGGCTTGTGCAGGGTTAAGGGTTGCGTTGCAAGGGCGTGCCTTAGCTCAAATAGTCTCGATCGATTTACGCATAACATTCCCCCTAGCGGTCATTGGTCAGCACAAAAATATACCCTTGCCCGGGCAGCAGCAAGGTATTTCTGTCGGCCAGCACCCAGCGCGTGTATCCTTCGCCATCCTCGCGACCCGGCACATCATAGATTGCGCCTGCTCCTGTGGGGCGAAAATAGAGGCCGCATCCCGAGGCTTTGGCCTTCACCACCATTCCCTTTATGTAGCGTTCGAGGCTCCCAATTGCGTAAGGCTCCTTCGTAAGGTCCTGCTCGTATTCATAGACCCTCTCCATTTTTATGGTCTTGTCAGTTGCGGATTTAGGGCAAACTACTAGTTCGAAATTCTTGGTTAGAGCGTTTTCAGGGTCTTGCGAAAAGCACTTTTCAAGATTCATTGGAATGTCGTCTATGAGCAGCGATTTGATGTGAATTTTTCCATCATTTTTGATGCGCTGGACGATTTTTGCTTCACTATATTTGGGGCTTATTACTATGTTTGCTGTGGTTTTGTTCACAACTTGAAGGGTTTTTCCGTCATCTTTCAATGTGAAGTCGTAGCTGACGCTAAAATCTTCGAAATGAAACTGAAGTTCGTCGTTAAAGAAACGCTTCATAATGACTGATGAGGCGTCTTGATAGGATTCTGGAAGCGTGTTTTTGAGTAGGGAACGTGTAAGTATTTCCCATTTGTGCTTAATTACTTCGAGGCTGGAAGTGGAGTCAGGGCTATAAAATACTTCGTGGATGCTTTTTTGGAAATATTCAGTGAATTGCGCTGACTTCATAATGACTGCGAAAACACCTGCGCCCAGAATAGCGCTGCCTACCTTTTGTACGATCTCTCCAGTTCCCTTCGGAATCAGCGGCAAGCCATCAATGAAGCCAGCATGAGTGGTTCCGAATAGAATTAGCAGGGCACCTACCAAAAGAAGCACAAACGTGATGTGCTGCTTCGTTGGGTTTATGATGGTTTTTTGAGCTAGTTCCCACACACCGATATCTTCCTTTCTGATGAGCATGATTATTTGGAAAGTGCTATTGAGGTGCCTCTAAGCGTCGGCACGCAATGCAAAGGCATGACATCTTTCCGATAATCAATTGCCACTAAAGACCATTGCTAGAAAATCAATTCCTGTACTACCCTGACCAAATTGGGAGAGCGATATGGGTGATTTGCTACCAAGAATGACAGGTATTGCGCCGCTGACGCTGCAGATGGTCAACGCGCTACCCCTCTCCACCGATTACAAGGATCTATTAACGCCATCAATGCGTTGCCGCTTAATAAACTGCCCAAGGAGCGGAACAGCAAAAGAATACTTTCCATGACGGTTTTTATATATAAGGCCCGCTTCAGTCAAGCTCGAAAGCATTTGGTTCACATGGCTGCTGCTGAATGGCTTGTCCGCTGTTTCCTTCGCTTTGAGCACCACATCCTGGACTGAAAACTCTGCATCGCAATTAGTCAGTTCTGAAATTACGCCAAGCAATTCTCGCTGGCGATCAGTGGCCCTAGCCCATCGACCTACAAAAAAATCAGTGTCAAGCTTGCGAAGAATTTCTTCGGATGGTACCGACAACTTCTCTCCATCGTCTATCTTCTGAATAAATACATCGTAGACTTCCCTGCAGATGAACTGAACGAAGTACGGGTATCCTCCCGAAAGATTTGTTATCTGAGTGATGGACTGAGTAGAGAGTTTTATTGGGCAATTGGCTAGAGGGATGTTTATTGCGTCCGACACTGCTTTGTTTTCAAGTTTGTCAAGAAATACCACGCGAAACATCCGTTCAGCATAGGTTCTAGCTTCTACCAGTTTCGGAAAAAGAGTTGGCAAGCCCGTCAATGCCAGCATAAAGGGAATTCCCTTCTTCTGGATAGACTGGAATGTATCAAGTAATAGTGATAGCGGGTACTGATCTTTCTGAGCATGGTCGGATAGGTTTTGCGCCTCGTCATAAGCAAAAATTATCCCACTTACTCCCAAGTCCTTGATGGCACTCCACACAACTTCAAGGATGTTTTTCACTTTGTCAGCAACAAGTCCTGGCGTGTTTTCATATATTGCAACCAAAGTTGCATAGTTCAATGTATGAGAAACCGTGTTGACCGTCCGTGAAAATCCTATCCCCTCAGAAACAGAACTTTCGGCGAATTTCACGCCCGAGGTGACCACTGAAAGATCTGTAAGTAGTCGAGTAGCAATATTCGCCTCGTTGAGACTTGCACTTTCCGATAGGTCAGTACCTACCCACAGCCATCGCTCAGCTTGAGCCATCGGTTTGAATGTTTCGAGAAGCACGGTTTTCCCCGTACCTCGCAATCCTGTCAAAACCAAATTTTCCAAGATTGTTTTTTGTTTTAACAGGCGCTCGAACTCCCTTTTTTCGTCCTCGCGGCCCGCCAAATATGGAGGCATATGCCCTGCCCCCGGCTTGAAAGGATTCAGAAAAGCGGCCATTGCTACCTCTGCTATAAATTTAGTTTGAAACCTAAATTTACACCATGATCCTCATCTGTCAAGTGGGTACGCAAAATGGCTCCCGCGTTCACGCGCTCTCAGGTCCGAGCGAGACCTGGCTGAAGCTTAGGACCGTGCCTGAATAGCTGGCTAGGTCTGCGAGGCGTCCTATAATGCGCTGATCAACTGATCGGGGTAGAGCAGTGGACAAGCGCACCTTCATTGGCATGGTCGAGGCCGGCGAGCCGCTGATTCAGCAGGCTGTCGACGCCCTGCGGGAGTATCACCAGGCCCAGGATCGCGGTGCGCCGACGGAAGAGATCGAGCGGTTGCGCCTATTGGCCGAGTCGCTGTTCCAGGTCGTGTCTGATTACCAGCTCCGCGTCATCGCCAAGGCCCGAGGCAAGGATTTGCCGCCTCTTCACTGATCCGCTGACCGGCAATTGCCCGCGATCGATTCCGCCTATACGATACTGTTTATCCATACAGTATTGGTGCCCTATGTACTTCCTCCTCGTTCGCCGCCGTGTGAATGGCGTGGCCATCCCTACGAATCAGCTCGGCAAGATCACGCCCATTCGGGCCGACATCCACATCGGCGACCACCACAGTGAGCCGCTGGGCCGGGTATCGACCCAGGCATGGGTGTTCAACCCTTCGCCTGGGCCGGACATCATCCCGCGTCTGCACGACGCCAAGGTCAACGGCATGGCCCAGCTCGGCATCAACATCAACGGGGTAGAGGAGGTCGACGGCGTGCTGTACGCGCAGTCTTGGTGGTGCAGGGCAGAATGATGGTTGGATTACCACAAGCCTGGGTGGCGGAACTGGACGATCAGGTGGCTCTGATCGCTGATCCGGATGGGCGAGCGGCTGTGCTCAGCGAGATGGCCTATGCCGCGCACCGACGGCAGGAAGTCGATGAGGGCGACCTGGTCGACATGCTGGAGATCGTCGAGTCGGCCAGGCTGTGGGCGCTGGATGGGGCAGCCCTATGAGCAGCTATATAAAGGAAGGAGCAGATCAGGCTTCAGTGCACCGTTTCCCGGCCAAGAGAAACACCGGCAATGCCATACCGGAGTGCCACTTACTTCCTGCCTAAAAAATAGCCACTTATGCGGCTATACCATCACTCTTGCTTAATTTTTGCTACAGCAAAAGGAAGGCATGTCATTTGGCCCTGTAAACACTGGGCCTCCTAAATTAATCGACCCGATCCATCATGGGGGCAACGCTGAAGCGGCGTGACGGCTCAGGGCGCGTGGTTTGTGGCTTTGATGCTAATTCTAGGGGCATTCTGGTCTACGCATTTATGTACCACTTTTCGGGTTTTTTGGTGAGACAGTGGTGCGATGTAGCACCGCCATTCACGCTTGTACCCCCGGAAATCATGGTAACAATCAGAGCAAGGAAAAAGGCCGATGGAACGGTTAGCTATACCGTCCAGATCCGCCTCAAGAAAAAGGTGTCCTAG